CTTTGTAGGTCATAAAGAATTAGAAGCTGTAATAAATTCTACTGCTGATGCAATACGTTTTCTTGTCAGCAACTTTCCAAAGTTAGAAGCACACATGAGCCAAAGACACTACAAAGTATTAGTAGATGATTATGAGATAGGAGAAGAAGATATACAAAATCCAATAGGTAAATCAGATATAAGCATTGTTCCTGTAATTACTGGTGCTGGTGGTGGTAGCAAATTATTATTAGGTGCTGCATTAATAGGAGGAGCTTTTTTATTTACACCTCTAACTATGGGATCATTTTTTAGTCCTATAGTTGCACCAGGATCTTTTGCAGCAGCTACAGGAGTTACAAAAGCTGTTGTTGGAATTGGTGGAGCATTGGTATTAAGTGGTGTTTCAGATATGTTGTTCCCTTTACCTAAGATGCCTGATTTTTCTAATGAAGAAGATCCAAGAATATCATTTAGTTTTTCTGGAGTGCAAAATACTAGCCGTGCAGGAACTAGCCACCCTATTGCTTATGGTGAAATAGTAACAGGATCAGTTGTTATTTCTGCTGGAATCGACACTAATCAGGTGACGGCATGACAGATAAAATTATTAGAGGTTCTGGTGGCCCTCCTCCTACTCCACCATCTCCGACAAGAGCACCTGATACTTTAAATAGCAGACAGTTTGCAACGATCCAAGATTTATTATCTGAAGGAGAAATAGAAGGCTTTGCTACCCCATCAAAAGCAGGGCTTACAAAAGGTACTACTGCATATAATAATGCAGCATTAAAAGATATATTTTTAAACGATACTCCTATTCTTAACTCTAGTGCCAGCAACACTAGCCCACAAACTTCAGATTTTAATTTTCAAAATGTAGGATTCACGCCTCGTTTTGGAACGTCAAACCAAGAGCATATCCCTGGTATTGAAAGTAGCCAATCAACTACTGCTGTAGGAGTTACAGTAACTAATTCTTCTCCTGTTACTCGTCAAATAACAAACACTAATGTTGATGCAGTAAAGGTAACTATTACATTTCCACAATTACAAAGAGCTACAGATGAAGGAGACTTACTTGGTTCTTCTGTTCAGTTAAAAATACAAATTCAATATAACGGTGGTGGTTTTAATGATGCTTTTTCGCCTGATACAATTACAGGTCGTACTGCTGATGCGTACCAAAAAGAATATCGTGTAAATCTTACGGGTGCATTTCCTGTTGATATAAGAGTTGTAAGAATTACAGCAGATAGTACATCTTCTAATCTTGTTGATGCTTTTACTTGGACAAGTCTAGGTGAAATTGTTGACGATAAACAAAGATATTTAAACAGTGCTTATACAAACTTAAGGATAGATTCTGAGCAGTTTAGTTCTATACCAAAAAGAGCTTTTCGTATTCGTGGGGTAAAAGTAAGAATACCAGGAGCAGGAGCATCAAACTCTGGTACACCTACTGTTGATTTACAAACAGGCAGAATAATTTATCCAAGTGGCTACATATTCAATGGAACAATGGGTGCTGCTGTTTGGTGTTCATGCCCTGCGATGGTACTTCTTGATCTTTTAACTACAGAAAGATATGGCTTTGGAACGCATATTACAGACAGTAATTTAGATTTATTTAGTTTTGTTGCAGCTAGTAGGTATGCAAATGAACTGGTATCAGATGGATTTGGAGGACAGGAAGCTAGATTTAGTTGCAATGTAAATCTACAGGGATCTATGGAGGCATACACGCTAATAAATGAATTAGCTGGTGTTATGAGATGCTTTCCAATATGGTCTGAAGGTTCTGTAACTATTACACAAGACAAACCAACAGATCCTAGTTATTTATTTAGTTTGGCAAACGTAGGTGAAGGTGGATTTTCATATTCTGGTAGCAGTTTAAAACAAAGACATACTGTTATCTCTGTAAGCTACTTCAACATGGATAGTAGAGAAATAGATTATGAAGTTGTAGAAGATACTGCTGCACAAGCAAAATTAGGAATAGTAAAGAAAGATGTTAAAGCATTTGCCTGTACTTCCCGTGGTCAGGCTCAAAGATTAGGTAAGGCAATATTATTTAGTGAGCAGAATGAATCAGAAGTTATTAGTTTTACAACATCAATAGATGCTGGCGCAATCGTAAGACCTGGATCTGTAATCTCTGTCAATGATCCTGTTCGTGGTGGAGAAAGAAGATCAGGAAGAATAAATGCAGCAACTACTACGCAGATTACTGTAGATAACACACAAGATTTAGATACATTTACTGGATCGAATAAAAAATGCAGTGTAATATTGCCTGATGGCACAGTTGAAACTAAAAACGTAACTGGAATCGTGGGAAGTGTAATTACACTAGATTCAGCTTTATCTGCAACACCCAATGTAAATGCTATATGGTTATTACAGAGTTCTACTTTAGAGGCACAAACTTTTAGAGTAATAACAGTAGAAGAACAAGATGGTATTAATTATGCAATAACAGCTTTAACTTATATTGATGGTAAATATGCAAATATTGAATCTGGTATAAGTTTACCTGCAAGAAGTATATCTTTATTAAACGAACCAAAAAGTCCTCCCTCAAACTTACAGGCATCTGAAAGAATTGTAACGATAAATAATTTAGCGGTTACTAAATTAATTTTATCCTGGGTATCAGTAACAGGTGTAAGTCAATATCTTGTTCAATATAGATTTAACAATACCAACTGGGTAAATGAAGTTGTATTTAGACCTGATTTTGAAATTATTGGTACAGAGGCAGGTACTTATGAATTTAGAGTATTTTCATTTAATGCCGCCTTAAAATTATCTGCAACATCTTCTGATCTTACATTTAATGCTGTGGGTAAAACAGAGCCTCCTGCAAATGTCCAAAATTTAACAATGGAGCCAATTACTAATAAGCTGATAAGACTCAGATGGGATGAATCCGTAGATCCTGATGTTATTCATGGAGGTAAAGTTTATGTACGACATTCAAATAAAACTGATGGTACTGGTACATTTCAAAACTCTGTTGATCTTATAGAAGCATTGGCTGGAAATACTACAGAAGCAGTTTGTCCTAGCCTTGAAGGAGAATACATCCTTAAATTCCGTGATGATCAAGGAAACTTTAGTACTGGAGAGACTTCTATAATTTTAGATCTACCTGATTTAATAGATAGTCAGCAAATTCTTGAAGACAAAGAACATACAAGTGGGTTTTTAGGTAGTAAAACAAATGTAAGTGTAGTTGGAGGAGGTTTAGAACTTACTGATCCATCTGTTAATTTAACAGGCACTTATGATTTTGAGGATATTTTAGACTTAGGTGCTGTATTTTCTTTGAATTTAAAGCGATTAGTGCAAGCTATAGGATTTACTGTTGGTGCAGCAAATACAATAGATGGTCTAATACCTGCTGGCACATTGTGGGATGATTACGCACAGAATGGTAATTTTGATGGGCCAGAAATTAATGATGTTAGTGCATCAATGACCGTAAGATCAACAATAAGTGCTCCTAGCGGTTCATCATACGCAAATTCAGATTTTGCTAATAAACCATTTAGTACATTTGCTAATGGTACTTTTAAAGGAAGAGGATTTCAATTTAGATTAAATCTAAGATCAGAAAGTATTGCTCATAATATTTCTATTCAACAATTATCTTTCCTTGCTGCGTTTGAATCAAGAACTGAACGAAGTTATATTTCTGGAAACACCACATCCACTGCTCCATTAACATCTAGTTCTTCTTCATCAGGTTTGAATGTAGTTTTTGGTAGCCCATTTTTTACAGGTGCTACTGGTTTAGGAGGAGCTAATGCGTATTTACCTTCTGTCGGAATAACAATAATAGGTGCTGAAGCTGGCGATTATTTTGTATTGTCAAACGTAAGTGGAACGGGTTTTAATATTAAAATATTAGATAGTTCTAATAATCCTGTTAATCCTGCTAAAGAATTTACGTTCCAAGCTGTCGGTTACGGTAAAGGGGTGTAAGATGGAGGAAAATATTTTTTAGATGGCACAAGTTGGTAATAAAAATATAGATAATGCTTCGGGTCAGGTAGTAAGGCTTGATATTCAAAATACTATTAAAGCTGTTACTACCCATAATTTTGGGGCAAGAAATGATGCAGGTACAATACTACCCTGTGAATTTTTAGCAGACGATACAACTAATAAATTATTAATAAGAGGATCTAGTGGTGGCGATCAAGCCAACCCCAATCCTACATCTGGAACTGCTGCAACATTTTTTGAAGTAGGAAATTTGGATGAAGCGAATTTAGGACTACTACCAAAATCAGGTGGTATAATGACAGGTCAATTATTAGGTGATGATGGATCTGGTTCTGGTTCTCCAGCCTATGCATTTGATAATGATGCAGATACAGGAATGTTTCGATCAGGTCCTAATACAATAGGTTTTTCAACATCTGGTACTGCAAGAGTTTCTGTAAGTGATGCTGGCCTAGATGTTGTAAATGGATTGCCAATAAGATTACAGGATTCCAGTGGTGCTCCTTTTGTTTCTTTGAAATCACCCTCATCATTATCTGGTAATGTAGCTTTAACTCTTCCATCTTCTATAACAAATGGTGGATTCTTACAAACAGATAGTTCGGGTAATTTATCCTTTCAAATTGTAGCTGGTGTACCAACAGGATCTGTTTTTTGTATGGCAGTAGCTACTGTACCTTCTGGTTATCTAGAGTGTAACGGTGCTGCGGTTAGTAGAACAACTTATGCTGCTTTGTTTGCAATTATTGGTGTTAACTATGGTTCTGGTAATGGATCGTCAACTTTTAATTTACCTGATTTAAGGGGTGAATTTGTTAGAGGTTTTGATCATGGCAGAGGTGTAGATAACAATAGAAGTATAAATGACCCTCAAGGTAGTCAGTTTGGACAGCATAATCACAATGTAAGTGCTTCATCAAGTTCAAGTGTTACTGACCCTGGTCACAAACATACAATGAACTTTAATTTAGGAAACTTAATAAGTAGTGGTGGTGCTTTTGGTATGAAGGATAGCGGTACAGCAGATCGTATGAACACTGCAACAACTGGCATATCTGTTTCTACCACCACAAGTATTAGCCAAAGTAATCGAGGTGGCACTTCAAACAGTTCTGAAACAAGACCTCGCAATATAGCTATGATGTATATAATTAAAGTCTAATTATGGCAATAGAACCTGGCATATACAACTTTACTGTTCAACGAAGATCAGATCACACGATTCCGCTTATCTTTAAGGACTCTAATAATGCTGCGATAAATCTCACTGGATTTACTGTAGCTGCACAGGTCTGGGAAGAGACACGCACCACAAAATATGCTGACTTTTCTGTGTCTTACACTGATAGATCTGCTGGATCTGTAAGTATTACTCTTACTGATACTCAAACTGCTACATTCACTCCTGATCTTTTAAAATATGATGTTTTATTAATTGATGGAGCAGGGTCTAAACAATATTATTTAGAAGGTACAATATTTGTAAGCGAGGGCTACACTTCAACATGAGTTCAGTTAACATCACAACCGAAAGAAACACCGTTACGGTTAATGGTGATACTAATGTTGTTACGGTAGCAACAAGAGGTCCGCAGGGTCCTCAATTTAGTACAAG